GCCGCTGAAGATATTTCCGTGAGGATCTGCGCTACCCGTTTTCCATCTATTTCCGCCAGTAATCAACTGTTATCTGCGATGCCACCCGGTACCTTATATTTCTAACAATCGTACAGTTTCTGTTTCTGAACCCTTTCCATAAAATTTTGTAAAATAAACACACAAAAACATATAAAAGGTGCAAGAAACCTCCGCACAAACTATCCGGAAACTATCACCCAGATCAGCCATGCGCCCGCATGACAGAGGAAACGGAAAACATTCAGCCGAAAACGTCAAAAAACGAAAAATCGCCAAGCCTGGGCCGTAATACCAGTATTCATCCACTTTTATCGCCAGGAATAAGGGCTTGACAAAAGGCGGAAAACGGGTTAACTTTCAGGTAGGAAGAAACAATAAGAAAGGAGGAACATCGTGAAGAGGTTTAGCCTGCTCAAAGGTGTAATTGAGAAACGGTACAACATGCGAGAAGGTGAGTACTATGTAGCTACCTTGGACCATCCAGATCTCTCGGGCTTATTTGAGGTATCGCATAGTGAGAGATCAGTTAGAGAAAAACTCAAAAAGGAAGTCGAAGATATGATTCGACTTGGCGTCCACTACAAGAAAATGGAACTCCTCGTTATTACTACCGCCTCGGGAGTCGTTATTGTACTCTGGCCGATTGAACCTGGAGAATGGGTTTATAAGGTCTTTAAAAACGGTAGTCCCCGAGGGAATGTGCTGGTGAACTGTGAGACACGTGAAGAAGCCTTGGAAAGAGTGCACGAGCACGCCCGCCAATCCTACGGCGGGATAAAGGACGTTGCTTCTGTAAGGCTGTATTAGCGGCTGGACTTGACAAGAGCTGGAAACTAGGTTAACGTTATAGGCGAAAAGGTAAAGGAGGATAGGAAGGCACGACGATGAGAAAAGAAGAACCTGCCAACAGAACATGGCGCTTGTCTATACAGGTCAAAACGTCCGCCGGACCTAAACTCGTATACGAGTTTAGGGGAAACGGTATTCTCGCAATTACTCCCCGTGGAGGAGACCTCGTTATTGAGCTCGGGAACAAAGAGCAGACACAAACTAGCAGATCCCCGCTGAACGCTTTCCTAATGGCTTTGGATACCCCAATCAAGATCCAGCGGGAAAACCACGCATGGCACATTCTCATTGGGAACTGGATTATTATGCAATGGCCAGGGAGGTTAGTTCTTGAAATACAGCCAGACCGGATCCGAGTCCTCAGCGGGTCCGGTGAGAAAGTCTTGGCCGATCTTGATATACATGACTACGGCAAAATCCGCGGGCTGATCGAAACTTTTGCCAACCAAAACAGAAGTGAAAAGGAGGTTAGTGATGATTAAAGAAGTCCGGATTAGAAACGAAGAACTTAAGCAGGGAACTGTTTTCCACTGCCCCTTCTGCGGGGCAGAGTTCGAAGCCAGATTCCCAGGGGAAGAGGCTCGCTGAAGCGAGCCTCTCGGGGAATGGTGTAAATCCATCATTAAAATTAAAGGGAGGTAAGCGCCATGAAAAACAAGAACCAAAAAAGCATTCTAGAAGACATCCGTGCACTTGGAGAACGTTATAATTCATCTCTCCGGAGAATCGGAGAAATAATGGACGAGGTGGCTGATATTATCGGCAAATACGTCCCGTATAACTCATTCAGATACAAGAACTTAGTGTGGTATAGGGATATTTTTGAGCACCATCCGAGATGGTCGGATGGTCCGGTATTCGTGTATATGCACGAGGAATATGATTACCTCATTACCAGTGATAGGCCTCCAAACAGTGTTTGGTACCATATGGGCGATTACAACTGCAGGCTATACACTGGCACGTCAAAGATATATAGAAAAGCTGCCAAAATGCTTCCAGAATTTCTGGAAGCATTGGTAGATAATCTTAAAAGTAGTAACGAAGATGCTGAGAATAGTATTAAAGTGCTAGAGAAAATGATCGAAGCGTATAAGAAGGAGGCGTAGATATGCAGAAAACTGAAACCATAGAAAAAGGAAAAGTCTATGATTTACTTGATGGTAGTATAGTACACAGACTATCTGATTGGGAACCATACGATTGTATAACAAGATATGAACATTGCTACAAATGTAAGGCAAGGGTAATAGCAAAAAAAGACTTTGCTGAATACTTGGGCGTCCCAAATAATACAGAGTTGATAGGAGACTTCAAAGCCTGTTGGGATGGAGGCCAAGACAATCCAGATAACGCCCTGTGGGACTACTACGATATGGAGAATTTTGAAATCGTTGGCGGTGATAGTAGCTAGTATTAATCTTCAAACGCCCACGGGGAAGCGGCTCTTACGTTGCTGACATTCCCGTGGACGGTTTTGGGAGGATTTCCTGGAAAAGCTCCGCGAAATATTCCGTCGGCGGACGGAGGGAGGGTTTGTATGAAAACCTTATGGCAAACGGAAGAACGTGTATGGCACATCTCCCTTGTCCGGGGGAGACAAGGGTGCCATGAGGTTTATTATCTCGATGGCCTGGTGCGGAGGCACCTTTTCCGTGGTTGGCCGGGGCCGATCTTCGTCTTGGGTCCAGCCACGGTTGTCATTTACGACGGAACCATTTTCGGCCGATTGGCCCTGGCCGATCATCCCATCCTCGGAACAATCCTTGTCGGTATACCGACAACAACGGAGACGGAGGTGAAAAGATGAGATGTTACAAGTGCAAACACGCATACGCTCCGGAAGGAGCCTATATGCTGCACTGCAGCATTCACGGAAGACCATGCGACACGGATTGGTGGGAATGTCGCGACTTCGAGCTCAGTATGTTCGAATGGCTCCTTGTTCTCGTTCCCGCGCACCGGCTGAAAACACGGTTGACAGAAGCGTCAACCGCAGATAAAATGAAACACAAAAGGAATAAAGGAGGTGATTAGGCATGAATATCTGCCCATATTGCCACGGCTATGGAACATGGGAATTCTGGGGCCGTGTGGAACAGTGCCACATGTGCTCTGGCAGCGGCGAGTTAGACGCGCCGGACGAGTGTTACTGCCGGTATTGCGGTTTTACATTCGAGCCGGAAGAGTCGGTTCACGCGGTTGAGGTTCATTGCCCGCAATGCGGGCAGCAAATAAACCCACAATAAAGGAGGTTTGGTATGGAGATCGTCATTACCAGAGAAGTCATTGGAAACGAGCCTTTACCCGCTGGTATCTACGTGGTTAAGATCGAGAAAAGTGAATTTGTCCAGAGTTCTCAGAAAGGGACTCCGGGAATTGCTCTCCAGTTGCGCGTTCTCTCGCCAGAGGAACACGCCGGACGGGTGATTTTCGATCGGCTGTGGCTTGGGGATGACCCGAGCAAGGTCCTATGGAGATGGAACAGTTTGTACAAGGCTGCAACCGGGGAGGATCTCCCGAAGCGGTCGTTTACTTTGGATGAGTTTATTAACTTGTTCACATCTCCTCCTGTCTTGGGCGCGGTTGTAGTTGCAGAGGTAGAGGTCGAAGAATATGACGGTAACCAGCGGAACCGAGTGCGGCGGTTTGCTGCCCCAAAGGAGGAGTAAGTAATGAAGGTAAAGAAGATCCAGCTAGATGGTGCCCTGAAATATCTAACTCTGTGCTTCTACGGCCAATCCGGTGCTGGGAAGTCCCTCATTGCCGGAGGCTGGCCCCAGCGACCGACCCTCTTACTGGCTTGCGATCCCGGACCTTTCGGCGGTGCGCAAACGCTTGTTCAGCTTCCTGAGGAAGCTCGCCCGGACATCGTCGTCCTCCGGTCCTGGAGCGATTTCCTGGAGGTAGAGAGGGAAATCAGAACAGCCGTTGAAAAAGGTGAATACAGGACGATTGTAGTTGACTCTCTGACACACCTGCAGGCCTATATCGCCCAGGACATGCTCAGAGGCACGCCACGGGAGGCCCTTCGAATCGACGATTATCGATTGCTTCAGGCCCGAACCCGCCGATTAATTCAGACGCTTGCAGACCTACCCTCCACAACGATTTTCACCGCCCTGGAATCGTACGAGAAGGACGAGCTTACGGGACAGATGACTCGTGTTCCGGATCTAGTGGGTCAGCTGGGGAGAGCGCTGCCCCAGTACTGTGACATCGTAGCCCGGTTCGTCCCCAGCTCGGGTTACGACTCCAAAGGTCAACGATTAACGAAATACAAAGCCTACGTAGACGGAGACGAGACATTCGTCGCCAAAGATCGGACTGGAAGGTTGCCGAAGGTCATTGACCTTACGGGCCCGAGCTGGGATGGGTTCACGCCAATCCTGGGAGAAGGGGAGGAAAAAGATGGGAATTAACCTCAGAGCTCTCGAGAAAGCGGCCCTCCTCGGGTATGCCTCCGTGCCGGAGGCAGTAATCCGGTTATACGAGGAGGGTGTGCCGGTTTCTAATATATCCTCTCAGCTCGGGGTTTCCCGGAGTACAATCTACGCCATTCTAAAACGGGCTGGAGTGAAACCCCGACGCCCTGGTGGTCGAGCGAGGACTTACTCGCTAAAGGAGCGGTTCCTTGACGGAACCGTAACCGGTCCTCCGGAGGAAATCAGGAAGGCCTTCGATGAAGGCTCCGTATACCTCGTTCGCATATTCTGTCGTTGCGGTCAAAGCACGGCAAAGCGGCTAATCAAAGAGTGGCGGATGTTGACTCCGGAGGAGCGGGATGAACTTATCCGGTGTACCAACCCTGCTTGAAGTATGGGAGCGGAAGCTAGGGGATGGGGAAACCCATCCCCTTTTTCTTAGATTGGCTTTTCTGGCGGCGCTCGGCGCAGGGATAGGAAGAAAGGTATGGCTAGAACGGTCCGATATATATCTTCCTCCGCTGTTTCCGAATCCATGGATCTTGTTACTGGGCCCCTCTGGAAGGGCCAAGAAAAGCACGGCCATCAGACTGGCCGTGAAGGCGCTTGAGGAAGCGGAGTGCGCGCCGGAGATATTCTCCGGGAAGCTAACCGCAGAAGCGCTCGTTAGCTTTCTGGCTGCTTCGACGCGGCAGGTCGGTCCTTCAATACACATCGAAGGTACGGGCCGAAACGCGGAGGCGCTCATAATCAGCAGGGAGTTCGATGTGCTGATAAGCAACAAACAGCAGTACACCGCTGGGCTGGTTCCTCTGCTGACGGATTTATACGACTGCCCGGACAAGTTCATCGCGACAACTGTGGGCCGTGGACGGGAGGTCTTGCAGAATGTTTGCCTGTCTGTAATAGGCGCTGGGGTGCCACTAACGTTAATGGCGCAGCTCCCTCCTGAAGCGGTGAAGGGCGGATTTCTCCCGAGGTTCTTGCTCGGCTTTCTTCCACGAGAGTGGAAGAAGCGTGTGGCCATACCGCCTCCGGTGGACCGGAAATGGTGGGAAGAGGAGTTGTTGCCAGAGGTAAAACGTGTTTGCTCGATGCAGGGGGAGTTCCGGATGGAGAAAAAGGCCCTCGAGAAATTCGTTGACTGGTACGAGAACCTCGAGTGGCCCGAGACGGAAGTAGAGGAAGCGTACATGCAGAGGATTCCGGAGCACGTGTTGCGAATAGCCCTGCTGTTCGCGGTGATGGAGGGTAACGAAGGAACTGTGACGGTTGGGCACTTCGAAGCGGCACGGAGCTTCGTGTTGTCCCTGTGGAAGAGGATAAGGATCGAGATAAGAACCTTTGCCTCGCATCCGCGAATGCGGGGGTTTTACCATCTGCTCGGTCTCTTGGAGGAGCGTGGTGAGATAACGAAGACGCAGGTGTTCCAGGAGCTTGCGCCCTTCGCGGGGTCGATACAGGATATCGAGAAAACGGTGTCCTGGGTGCTGCAGCACCCGAAGGTCTCGTGCAGGGGCGAAGGAAAGGAAATCCGTATTATATGGAGGGGACCATGAAACTCAAACTGTGGACGTCGAAGATAGGTGATCTGTTGGCCTGTCCTTACAGGGCCAAGGTACTTTACTGGGACAGGCTCCGGAAGACGGATGTGCCAACTCCGTTGAGGGTAGGTAGCCTGGCGCATGTGATCCATGCGCTGTTTTTGCATCCGGCGACAGCGGAGTGGGGCGAGAGAAAAAAGAAGGACGTAGGGCAGAGGATTGTTTCTGTTCTGGGAGATGGACTGGACGAAGAAGCAAAGGACGTTGTGCGCAGGATGGTCGAGCTGTGGCCGGAGCGGAGGTTCAGGGAACTCGGTTTCGAACCGCTCACGGTGGAGCTTCCGTTGAGGGTTCATTTGGACGGCGGGATCGAGCTCCTCGGCCGGGCGGATGCAGTGATGATGCGCGGTGGCCAGCCGTGGCTGGTAGAATTCAAGACGACTTCTAGGGCTCCGGGAAGCCTACTTGACAGGGCTTATAACGGGAATTTCCAGCTGTTGTTTTATACCGCGCTCCTGAAGCGGATGTTATCAAAACCGATTGCTGGTGTTCTGGCAACCGTGTACGTCAAGCGGAAAAGAAGCCCGGAGTTTATTGTCGAGCCAATTCCGCTTGGCTACAACGAGCTCCCCGGTGGCTGTCCTCTAGAGGTCGTGTGGGAAACGGTTAACCTGGCTGCGGACATTGCGCGTGGAATCGAGCAGGGACGGGCTCCAAGGAATCTTACGTCTTGCTTCGGGTTTTACGGAACCCGCTGCGAGGTTTTCGAGCTTTGCCGCTACCAGCAAAGAGAAGCATTGCTTCTCTTTGAGGAGTGGGATCCGGAGGAACATATAACGAAGAGTTTTCTTGCAGAGTTACCGGAGGACATAAGGAGGGAAATACGGTGGGGATCTACGAACTAGAAGCAAAAATAAGCCGTTGTCGGGACGCAATATATTCCGAGCTCGTGCAGCTGCGGAAACAGAAGTCGCTCGAGCTCAAGAGGCTGACGCTGAGATCGACTCTCAGGGCCCTGAGAGTTCTCGTCAACCTGTTCGCGGACGTTTGTCGGGAGAATGAGAAACTTTCTGTCCAGTGCAGGATTTGTCCCCTACGATGCGGCAGGGGCTGCTTGTTGCATATAGTCCCTCGCGTCCTGACGATGGTTATAGATGCGGTGAATATCAGGGAGGACGGGAACAAGCCGTCCTCGCGGGCGGTTTTGCTCGCAACACGAGGAATCATCGAGAGGTTCATAAAAGAGGAGGAGGAAGTGTGATGGAGAGAGAATGCGCGATGTGTCAGCTGGGGCCGGGACCCCATATTGAACCGGAGAGAGGTACTTGCGACATTTTGGTCGTTGGTGAGGCTCCCGGAGGGACGGAGAAGGTCATGGGGAAGCCGTTTGTCGGTACTTCGGGCAAATTCCTGCGGTGGAACTGGGAAAACGTTTTCAAAGGGACCAAGTGGCTGAGGCCGTGGGTGACCAATGTCGTGTTGTGCAAGCCGCCGGGGAATCGGGATCCGAAGAAGGTCGAGGTCGAGGCTTGCCGGGCGAACTTCATGGAGGTGTTCAACCAGCGGAGCTGGGAGTGCGTGGTTCTGCTCGGAGACGTCGCAATAAGGACGCTTCTGAATACGACGTTCAAGAGGAATGGCCCGATTCCGGTCGAGAAGGATGGGGTGATCTATTATCCCATGCCCCATCCGGCTATGGTCTTGAGGAAGAGGGAGTGGATCCCTTATTTCCGGTGGTTCTCACTGCGTTTGCGTAAGTGGCTCGAGCGGGGTTTCAGGTTCGAGCCTGCGTTCGATCAACTCGTCATGCCGGGCAGCCGGAACGAAGCTGTTTTGTGGATCGAAGCTGCGAGGAACTCGTCCGGGTTTGTTGGGCTCGATATAGAAACGGCGAAGGGTATGAGTGACGACGACGTGGTGGATCCGTTCGACCCGGAAGCCAGGGTTATCGGATGTTCGTTTGCTTTCAAGGACCGGGCGGACCAAACGGTAGCTGTTTTCCTTTCGAGGAGTCTCATGGAAGATGAGTCCGTGAAGGACGGTCTTTCGAGGCTCTTTGCTTCGAAGAAAGTTGTTATTCAGAACGCTCAATTCGATATGTCCTTCCTCGAGCGGGCCGGAGTGAAAACGGCTCCGGTGGCAAGAGATACGAAACTGGCTTTGTGGCTAATCCACACGGACGCTCCGAGAAAGGACCTGGCTTTCCTCCAAGGTTTATATACGTTCGTCCGGCAATACAAAGACGAGTTTCGTCTCGGGGGAAAGGTTGCTGTGGGAAGTCTCTCATCCGAGGACCTTGCTTTGTATAACGCTCTCGATGCTTCGATTCTATTGAAGATTGCAAAGGCCCAGGATTTTTACGTGCCACGGAAGAAACTTCCCTGGGGACAGACGCTTGAGGAGTGGGTGCTGGAGCTCCAGTACATCGCTGTTCAAATGAAGTTGCGGGGAATTAGGGTTGACGAGGGAAGATTGGAGCAGATCTCGGAGGAGATAACTCCCAAACTCGAAGAGGTTGCGGAGTTTTTCCGGAAGATGGGCGTTAACCCGAGGAGCCACAAACAGCTGACGGAGCTGTTTTTCGGGAAATTGAAGCTAAAATCGGCTCCGGGCAAGGGGAGAAGCCTGGACAAGGAGGCACTCGCCTGGCTACGAGAGAGGTATCCGGATTGCGAGGAGTTGGCTAAGCTAGCTGAATTTAGGGAACTGGACCAGATAAAGAAGAACTTCCTCAAGAAACTCCCTGTGTTGATCAAGTCGGACGGGAAGCTGCACCCGAATTGGGTGACCGATGGCACGGGGACAGGGCGCTGGAGCTGTAAGGAGCCGAATATGCAGCAGATCCCGAAGTGGATGCGGGATTTCGTCCTGTGCACGCTTGCAGGGGATTACGATCGGATGGAGCTTTGGGCCCTGGCTTACGATGCTGATGATTACGAATTGCAGGAGACCCTGGCGAAAGCTGATGTTCATGAGGAGGTCCGGCAGGAGATCTCCAGAAACCTCGGCCGGGAGGTTGCGAGAAGGCAGGCCAAGACGGTTGTCTTTGGTTACGTTTACGGGCAAACACCTACGGGCTTAGCCCGTAGGTTGGGAATAACCGTTAAGGAAGCGGAGATCTTCCAGGCGTCACTCGAGCGGAGGTTCCCGAGATTAAAGGAGTGGAAGGAGCGGAGGATAAAGGAAGCAGCGGACAAGGGCTATCTCGAGACTCCATTCGGCCTTAGGCGGTACGTCGAGAAGCCGACGCAGGCCCTGAATTACCCGATTCAGTCTACTGCGGCTTGTGTAGCGTTAAGGGCTGTCCAATTATGCTACCGGAGAGGTTGGAACATCATTATGCAGGTCCATGACCAGCTGGTATTCGATGACCCGAACGTGCCCAGAGACGAATTCGAGGAGCTAGCCCGTAACGCCTGTCCGTTCATCGGCGAGTTTCCGATTGAGGCGAAGACGGGAAGTAACTGGAAAGAAGTGAGCTGAAGTCTTTGTAAGCCTTCTTTGATCTATTCTCCCAGCCTCGACCGAACCTCTTATAATCAGGGAGGCTCCGGTAATAGCGGAGCCTCTCCTCAAGAAGGTTTTTCAGGACGGCTTCTGGGGATTCGTTAGCTATTTTTGCAGCTTCTTTCGTTGAAGAGGCCCCGGTGGCTCTACGGAGCAGGGCCTTCGCTCTACTGGGGTTCATATTCACGGCTGCGTCGGTCAGAAAGCCGATTATGGCCAGATTCCGCACTCCTGTTCTGAGAATTGGTTTTAGGTAATGTTCCCTGTAAACCGAGAGCACTACGGACTCAGCTCCCTTTCTGTCCCCTTTCGCCAAGAGTTTTGCCAGCTCCTTTACCTCTTTTGGGTGCCATCGCTGGGTTATCCCACCAATCGTTAAGCCAGCCTTGTCTCCAAGCCGTACTGGCTTGAGGCCTCCTTCATTCTCTAAAATTTTCCGAAGAACGAAGTCCATCGAAAATCTAGCAGAAGGTTTGGCCTCCCGCATTTTGCGCAGTTTCTCCAGGCGCTCGGCTGTCTGCTTGTAAATACGCTGCACGTCGGCACGGGTTTTCGCGTTCAGCAGGTCCTTCCGCATCTGGGCACGGATCTGCCGTTCGGCTTCAGATACCTTTATCCGTTTAGCTGTAGCCCACCGAGGAAGGTCGACCGGGACCGTTTTTGCACCGAAAAAGTAAGCTAGGGCTTGTCCTGGGGTCTTTGCCCTGGGCCCACCAGCAATCGGTTCTGTTAGGTGTCTGAAGGTGCTTCCGCCAGGAAGGATTCCTGGCGCTAGCTCCTGCCACACGTATTGGAGGACTTTCTGGAGCTTGGTGATCGGGGGATCAGTTTCGAGCCAGATCGGGGCTCCGGTGAAGGTCTGATTATGCCGCAGGGCGGAATAGATCGAGAGCAACGGGTTTTGGCCGGCGAAGCGGAACGGATTGGTCGTGCCTTCGGTAATGTCACTCCAGAGCGGGAGTACATAGGTGAAGTCGAGAAGCTGGAGGCGACCCTTTGCATCCCGCCAGGGAAGCAGGACCATATAACCTTGCCGGATGTATTCCGGCATATTCTCCTTTATCTGCTCCCACTCCGCTTCGGTTAAGTCCCTTAACCGATGGAGAGCCACCTGCTGGATCCACCACGGAAGGATGACCCACTTGGCTACTCTAGCCGGGTTTTTGACCGAAGCTTCGAGGATTACCGGTGCGACTTTGAAGGTGAACGTGGCGAAGGGCCAGGCAGTTGAGCGGAGGACACGGACTGCAGGCGACACCTGGCGGTAGTCTAATGTCCACTTCAGGGCGTCTTTTGCAGCCTCCTCCGGGCGCATTTTCCCTTTCTCCAAGTTCCATAGGAACTTCGCGAACTTTGCCCAGGTTTCTTCAGCTCCGTAGGCGTGCATGAATGGCTTCGCGAACTTGTAGTACTTCTGGAGCAGGACATCCCATCGGTTTTTGGGGACCCGGCTGAACACCTTTGAGACCGCTTCTCCGACTTCGGCCTTGGCGAAACTGAAGCCGAGACCGGTAAGTTTCGAGAACTCTTGAAACTTCTCGGAGTTTCGTAGCATTTCGCGCAGGGCTCGAGCGTAGAAGTCCACTCTATGAAACGGGAGCCCGCCAATGTCGTTGAGCATCATATTTGTCATGATGTTCCGGAAGTGCGTTGGCGGAGAAAGAATGACCTTTCCCGTTTTCCAGGGGACCATGAAATATTCGTCGATTTTATCGATGATTTCCCCGAATGTCCCCTTCACGTAACGCTTTGCGTTATGTATGTCGTCGATGGCATTCGCTATTGGCTCAGCGACGTACAATTTGGAGAGATTCTTCGACCTGACCCAAACAGGGTTTCTGGGTTTCCGGAATCCAGGCTTCGGGACATCGGAAACGAATTTCGGGTTCTGCGCGATCTTGTTGAAGAGGATAGCTTCTTCTGTTTCACGGACGGTTTTGGCTGAAAGGTTGTAAAATGCCTGGTGTGTCTCATAAAGCTTCCTTGCGAGCTTCCTGTACGGTTCCGGTGTATGAGGGTGTTCTGCTATCGTTCTAAGGGCTTTGTATAGTTCGTCGCCTTTGAGGTCTGATATCGGCTTCTGGAGAATTGCTTGTCCGATGTCGTCAATTGCCTTTATGACACGCTTCTGTCCCCGCTCGGAGACCGGAGCAATTCTTGGTGTCAGGACTTTAAGCTTTTCCCGAATGACGGTTGACGCTAGTTTCGGGATCTCTGTTTTTTCACCGTAGCTGAGAAGCTTTCCTGCTATTTCCCTTGCCGGCTCGTCCAGCTCTTCAATTGGAATCCGTCCTCTCAACGCAGACAGCAGCCTCAGTTGCTCCTTCAATGGCAGCTGTTTGACCTTTTCGGCGACTTCTAGACCTAATCTCCGCCCTGTGCCAACCCCGCGCTCATAGGTCTCCAGAAGCTTAGTAGCTTCCGGGGCGTGGTGCTCGACGATTGTCTTCGCTGGAGTGAGAACCTTTCCGACTTTGGTCAGCTCGACCTTCTTCCAAGGCTCAAGGAAAGCCTTCTCCCATATCGCCGTTCCGATTGGACGCCAAGCCCTGGAGATGGGCCGGAGAATCGGAGCAGCTAGTTTCCCAATAGCATAAGGCCCAGCAATCCAGGCAATATCCTCTGCAAGCCCTTTGACAGCTTCCTCATCACCCTTAGCTATTCGTCTCGCTGTCTCCACTGGGTGCCCAAGGTAAGGGCCAAGAATGAATTCCTGGGCTTTGTCCAGGATATCCCGGTCCCGGTCCCGTTTCTGTGGGGTTGAACGTTCTCCGGAGAACAGTTTGGAGAGTGTTTCTTGTAAGTTCATTTTTTGCTCGTCTCCTTCGGATAAGCTCCTCTAACTGTGCCTTGGTCAGCTTCGTTGTTACTTTCGGCTTTCTCATTCTCCCCTCCTGAAGATTCTTCGGAGGAGCGTGCCAAACGTCACGGGGGATTCTTTCCGCTCCATCTTCACCAATTTCAGCCTTTTCCTCTTCTTGTCATACACGAAGACCCAGTCCGGAGGAAGAGCTTCCTCCATCTGTTTGAGGGTAAGGGCTCTGTTTTTCGCTTCTGCCTCGTCTCCAGCAGTACCAATGTAAATGTTAACAAGGTCCTCCAACCTGACGCGCCCAGCTGGATTTTGTATGAGGTACGGTACGATGTCCGGCTGAAGTGCTTTCGTCAGAACATCTGTCAACGCTTCATTGGCTACACCAGTTTCCGAAAGGAACTCGTCGTTAAGGGCTGATTTTACCACGGAGAGAGACGTCGATAGCCAGTTCGTCGCTAATATCGGTCGGTACGCAGGGTCCGCTCTGGTAGGGTCGAAGATCATGGTATACAGGTCGTTCGCTTGCTTATACCTCGTCTGAAACCTGTTCCAGGCTACGCTAGTATCGGCTGGTTTCTGCCGCATCAACTCGAGCAGGGGCTTTTGGCGAGTGAACTCGGCCTGAGCCTTTCTTAGTTCTGTTTCAGCCTTGAGAAGGAGCGGTTGGGATTCGTAATACCTTACTTTGGCCTCCGTCAAGGGCTTTTCCAGCTCCAGTCGTTTCTCCTCGATGCGCGGCCTGGAAAGGTAGTACTCTGCCTGGGCCCTTCTTAGGGGCTCCATCTGCTGGAGTTCTTTCTCTCGCAACCTGAGCTCTTCCGTCATCTGTTTGATCCTCGCCCTGGTGAGAGCTTGCTCAAGGTCCTCCGGAACCTGGGGCTTCTCCAGCCCCTGCGGAGCGATGCCGTATTTCTGCCATAACCTTAGCCAGTTCTTGAATCCCGGTGTCTGCTCCAGGACCTTTCGTTTCTCCGGCTCGAGAGAGCTGTATATCTTCCAACTCACCTTGGCCACTTGAGGCTCGAGTTCGGTCATTTTGTACATATACGACGAGGCGAGTCCTCGGCCAAGGCCGCGGCCGAATGGCTCGAGGTCAAATGCCGGTTCTTCTCTGCTCAGCTCTCCTACCCAAATGACGTTTCCAGGCATCGTTTAACTCTCCTTACACCGGTATCTTTTTGCCTATGGCAGTACCTAAGGCGGTTCCGAGACCACCGCTGAGTCCGCTGACAAAACCGCCGAAGAGGCCGCCTTTCCGAACGGTTTCCTTACCAGCCAAGATAGTGTAGAGCGGGTAGCCTAACAACCGCAGGGCGATGTCCACCGCTGGACTGTAGAGCGGATTGTACGTCCCAGCGATCTGTTCACCCATCAACCACCGCTGCAGCCCTTCCTGCAGGATTTGTGATTCTACGGCTCTGCGGTACTTCGCAGCTTCTGCTGCTGCCGTTGGAGCTTCGGAGTATACGGATGTGGCTTCGGCTGCTGTTCTTCCAGCTCTTGTCAGGCCTTCGATGGCCCTTGCCAGAGCTTGTTGTCTGTATTGCTCCGGGGCGGTAACGGATTCGGCTCTCAGTTCTGCTTCCTGGGCCGAAGTGTACGGTAAAGCTCTTGCAATCGTTGACAGCTCTGCGGAGCGAATTCGCTCTGCTTGGAGGCCACGGGACAAGGCCCGCTCAAGAGCCGATCTCCGCGCCAGCTCGTCCTCCCAGAGGATCCTTGCCCGCTCCTGTGCGAGCTTGGACATCAAATCCTCCGCTGCCTGTTGCTCAGCACGCGCCCTAAACGAGCTCCAGAAGGTTGGCCCTGCGTACGCTGCACGAATCTTCGGGAGAATGTCTTGCTTGAACGCCCGCATCAATGGAGCTTCTACTGTTTGACGGTAGAATTCCTCGGCTGCGTCGCGAGAGTAGTCATACGGGACTCGCTCGAATCGGCGCAGGTCACCCGTAGCAGCACGATATTCCTGCCACAACCGTTCGCCTGTTTCAGCTGGGATGTTCGCTGCGCTCTCCAATCCGGTCCGTATTTGCTCTGTGTCTGGAGGGAGCTGCCTGACGATATCGGTTAACTCCTGCTGGGCTGCTAGGATGTCCTCGGCCCGTTTCCGGGCAAAATCGCTGTACGCCGATAGCGAGGACAGGTATTTGGTCTCTTCCGGTTGCCAGGCAGGGACTACCTTCCCGGGATAGCTTGGAGCTGGCCCCCGGAGAGCGCTTTCCACCGTTTGCCCTAACACCTTTAGGATGGCCTGCTGCTCAGCACTGTACGGGGTAACTTTTTTGGTTACGACCCGGCTTTTAGTCTTTTTCTTCCCCATTTTTCACTCTCCACTCATAGATATATTCGGCTACGCGGAACTCGCGTGTTTCTCTTATGTCGCTCGGGATCAAACGCTCGAAGGCCTTTGGTGGGAACTGGGACCTGAACTGGATTCGGTGGATCCCGAGGCGTTTTGCCAGAGATTCGACCTCCTCTAGCACCTTCTGCCAATCCGTTGCGACAGACAGGGTTATGAGGACAACCGGCTCTTTCTCACCATCCCTTTCCCCGAGAATATCTATACAGATGATTGCGTCCGGGCTGTAAAGGATGTAATCCGCAGTCTCCTCTACTGTCTGCAGGAACTCTTTCCCAAACCGCTTGAAGGCACGGGCTAGCTTAGGCGTGAGCGCGGAGAGACTTCGATTTCCAGTCTCGATATGGCTCCTTCCTCGCTCTCCGGTATCGTCACTCTCAACATCAAGCGGTTTGTCACACGATTTACTGGTAGTCTCACCCATCTCGCCAACGAGCCGATTGTGAAAGTTTTCGTTCCAAGCCATGTTGCGCCTCCATCGATGCTGTAGGAAGCCGTAAACGTTCCTCGGCCAAGTATTCTCGCTGAGAATACTCGTTGTGGGATGTCAAACACGAAATTCTTTGTCCGGAACTCCGTCGTTTGCTCCAGCGGGTACACATCCAGAGTGTATATGTTACCATCTTCGGCCCCGAACAGGGTCAGCGGTTTCCCGCCGGTAAGGTTCTGGGAAATCCATTGGTAGGTCGCTTCTTCCCACGTCGCTGTAGCAGTGCTCCATACCTCCTGCAATGGGGCAGATACATAATAACCTCCACCAGTAAACCCTACCAACAAGCGCGACCACGATCTGTCGGCCGTGTTGAAGCGGTAGCAAACGTCTGGGGACTCATTTGGGTTACGGACGAAGAACGTCCACAACTCCGACCGCTCCTCCAGGAAGATTGACCAGAAAGCATCGGTGAAGTCTTCGTTGAGAGTGCTATCGGGCCCAAATAACTCCGGCTGCACTTCATCGCCAATCGGGGCCACACGAACCCCATCGAACTCATAGATGTTGTCCCATCCGAGGAAAACGATCCTGTCGCCGATGGAAATGAGTGCGTCGGCACTCCGGGCACCGATACCATCGACAACGAGCTCTGGGATGAACAAACGATCAGGAGACCCTCTGTAATAAAACCGCCATATCGAACGCTCCTTGAAAACATACAGGGTTCCACGAAGCGTCGCGAACCCCACGATCCAATCGGCCGTTTCGATGAGGTCTAGGTAGCCGGCGTTCCCGCTATCCCAGACCTCTGCGTTGCCGGTGTCGCTCCATCGCACTCGCTGAGGGAAGAAAACGGCGTCTTCCTCCAATCGACCTAAGACGAGGTAGTTGTGATAAGCAGAGACCGTTGCTGCTTTTATCGTTTCGGTGCCTGGTAAAACAGAAAAATTCGTGTCGCCGGGTTCATATTTCAGTATTCCGCTAGCGAAATTCGTGACAACGTATGCGTCATGGAAGTTTCCGAGGCCATCGGTGTATGGGAACTGAACGCTCGTCCATCGGTCCTTTATCGTAGCACCGGTAATCCCGCTGTCCGGAGTAACCTCTGTCCACGTAGCCCCATCGTCCACGCTTTTGTAGATGTGGTTGGGTGTGAATGCGAAAAAGTGTATTCCCTTGCTCAGGTCAAAGAACTGGTCGATGAACGTGACTGGTTCGGAGAATTGGGACGACGAGAACAGAGAGAAATTACGGGCCTTGCGTACCTCACCTCTATAAAACTCAACGTTATCAGCAAGAGAGCACTCGGAATCCCTTATCTGCTCGGGCGTTTGATCGAGGTTAAGCCCGCTGTCCAATCGCTTTATTGTTAGTACCTGCCTCAAGTGACAGCTCCTTGACTTTGTTAATGGCCGTTAACATAGCCCTGGTAACGTCCTCCCTAAACCGGTATGCAGCCTCTGCTGCGTGGTTCCCGCTTTTAAGCGTTTCCATCAACATCAATGGCATTAGGACGAAACCACAACCGCACTTGAGGACCTCCTCTCCTGTCTTTATGTTCGTGTAAAGGATTTCCCACCATAACGGGCATCCTTTATCTCCGGATTGCTGTGGGCACTTGCTGCACTTGAACGCTCCTTTAAACGTTCCAGAAACTACTTCCTTCCTCATCAGCTCTTCACTCCTATAATCACGTTAACGTACGCCGGGCGCCAGGTACCGTCGAATGTGTGGGTATGATCTCCCGCGCTACCCATTGTATGGGTGTGTGCTCCATTCGAACTGGAGAGAACTCTATTCGCCGTAAGAAACTCATCATTGTCCCAATAATGCCTGTAATTTGACGAAAACGATCCTCCGGTACCGAACGGAGCACCCTGGAAATTGACGCTACCTCCACCATACATCCCGTATGGAAGCTCGTGCTTGTGGGCACCAGCGCTGTTTATGGTGTGGGTATGGGAACCGGCTGACGATATACCGCTGATGACCCAGGACCCTCCGGTCGTCCCCACAGCCGTATCATCTGATACGACTCTGAGAACCTTATCCGTAAACGTTGTATCAAGTGTCCAGCCAGGCGGAAGACTCGATACAAACAGCATCTTCGTCCCGGGTGGAAAAGACTTCGCATACACGTAACTCGCGTCGACGTTGCTGAGGTCGTTCAAAGCGAAATCAGCCGCTTCGTGACCATCCACGGTATCAGCATCCTTCCCGGTCAAGGTAGACGGTATGTTGTCGAGAGGGACTAGCCCTGATGAGTCGAGCAGGAGCACGTTTCCTGCACTGTTACCGGCATGTGCACCATCAACTGTATCCGCGTTATCCGCTTCTCTTGCGCGTATATCTTCCCAGGCTCCGCTGAGCCTGAGTTGTACGTAGACCTTTCCCGCCTCTTGGAGGAAATAGATCATCTGATCTACCACACCCACAAGGGCGTCCCTGGCGACGCTGTCCCCGGTCGGAAACTTGTGTCGGCCTTCCTCGTCCCCGTCGCCCGTGCCGAAGTAATGCTCAGTGGCAAGTCGCTCCTCGACTCCCGTGCGCGTTTCCCGGATTCGGAGGGCTCCAAGGGAGACGTTTTCCGTATCCGGCGGATAGGTCTTGAAACTGCTATCCCAATTGACGTCCTTCGGCATTAGTAAACCCCCTTATTGAACGGGTCTAAGTAGTAGGGAGGGGATCCGGGCGCATCCAGTCCTTGCACGTTGTGGAAAGCAGACGGCGAGTTAATATCAGCCTTTAAGCGCTCCAGCTCACCAACGGCTATGTTGATCCACGTCCGGTGCGCGTCGAGATTCTCGAGAGACAGATGAAGCATCGCTGTAGCGTAGCTCACGACAATGCCACTTATCCTGTCATCGACTTCGTCCAGATCCTCCACCAACGGCTCAGGCCATGCGAGCCATAGCAGAAAGAGGTTGGTTGTCGAGGCCGGCTTCGGGTATACAAGGAGGTTCGTCCCTTCGATGGTCCAGACGAAAGGATCCCCGGAAGTCCACCAGGAAGGGTCCCCGTAAGCCTCTCGCATGGTCTGGGACGGTAGGTAATGAAGATTCTCGCTCCCGGTTGTTCGCTTCCGGACAACGGCAAGCACCTGGCGGACTCTGCCGAGAGTAGTCAAATCGTAAACGTAGCTCCCTACACCAAGCGTAATTACGGATGTCCTCCGCAGGTTCGGGAGATCTATGACAAGGGCGATATGGTTAAGGGCTTTGTTGACCTCCTGCTTGACAGCTAGCTCCAAATCATCGTTTCCGACTTCTCCCACGTTTAGGAGAACGCGGTCCTTAATCTCCCTGAGAGTCATTTTCCGCTCCTCTGCTGCTTAAACGCAATTGCAAGAGCGATTTTAAGTGCGTGCTTCTTATTCTTCGGCCTGATGTTCCCTATTTTACCCTTGGCCTTCCAGCTCGCGATCAGCTCGCGAAGGTTCTCAAGAAATACTTTGCGGCTCTTCCCTTTCTTAAGCGGCATTCTATCCTCCATAAAAGGGTGGGCCGGAGCCCACCCCTCCCGCGTTTACAAGCTGATGTTACCGATACACCCTTGCGCAGCCGGCCGAGTGCACACGAGGTTCAGCGTGCACACGATCTGGGCCAGCTTGTCACCAGCCTGATTCGGAATCGGCTTCCATTCGGTCATCTCCATCCAGTACTCTGGGTCGTAGTACAACTTGAGAAACTCGGTATTAACAAAATAAATCTTATCGCTCGGGGCAGAAGGCGAGCTCATAATCGGACGACCCTTGAAAGTTAGTGGACCTTCAGCGCCGAGATCACCTTTAAGCTGAGTAGCAACAATCTGAAATTTCGCTGCGAGCTGAGACTCGTACCACTCTTCGATGTCAGCGTTGGTGATTAACACGAGCGAGTTGAGAACGGGATTCTTTAGCTTCTTGAGCGTGTAAAACATCTTCCGCATGTCAACGGTCAGTGCATTCGCATCCGTGTTGTTGATTACCTGGTTCCGGAACCAGGTGTTGGTGCCCTGGTCGATCCCATGGAGTGTTGCTCCGGTCCAATCGAACACATTGTTGTTACTATCCCAGGGGAACTTTATGAGGTCCGGGAGCCCGTTTATCGTTTCAGCAGTAGCGTTGCTGAAAATAGCAGATTCCAGCGTGGACATCAGATCCCGCTCTGCGCTACGGAGCTTTGACTGCACATAGTCGATAGCCTGGTACTTCCCTCGGTTCTTCTGCTCATCCGTCATATAACGGACAATCTGCACGGCTATGTACTTCCACTCATCCTTACCCTCGGTAAGGTAATCGTTGTCCGTCACCGGGAGCACGCTCCCTTTGGTGATCCATCGGGCGTTAGAGGTGTTAGCGAACTCGAGCGGGAATTCGAGGCGCAGCGCTCCACGTACAGTCTTCACGTTGTCACGTTTCTTCAGGAACTCGATGACCGGGGTGCTGTAAAACAGCTGCTCGGTAGCACCTTCCTTCCTGTAAGCCCACGTAGTGGTAAACAGGTTGTCAATAGTTTCGGTCCAAGTAGGCATGGGTCATTACCCTCCTTTGAAGATTTCTTCTGCTGCTATCGCCGCTGCTTCAGCCAAGCTAAGTGCAGTTTTCGCCTTGTTACCGGTTGACACAGCTCCTGTCGGTTTCTCGCCTTTTAACATTCTCCTCAACTCGTCGAGGCTGACTTCTTTCCTCTCTTTTACTTTATTATTCGATTTTTTCTCCCCGTACTTCGCCTTCGCGAGCAAATAAAGATCCTCCACAGAAGCGTTCGGGTAGACACCCGAGAGCTCGAGCATCTCCTTCTGATACTCGTCGAAATCCTTATACTTCGCACGGCACTTCTCAACTTCCTGCAGAATGCGCATCTCCAGAACCTGCTGTTTCAGATTGACGATTTCCTGCTCGAGCTGCGCCTTGAGCGCTTTCAACTGTCTAACCGTCTCATCCTCTCCGACCTTCTCGGCCTCTTCCTTGGTGTCTTCCACAGAGGAGAGAAGGTCTTGCAGGTCATCGAGTGACAGATATTCCCCTTCGCTGCCCTTTGCTTGGAGATCCTCTATCTTCGAGCTAAGCGACTCTACTTTGTCGACAAGGACCTCAAGCGGGTTGACCTGCTCATTGACCTCTTCGGTGGCTTGTACCTTTTCCTCGTTCCTTACTTCTTCACTCATGTTTACCTCCTTAAGGGATTGTCGAAACCGTCAAGGGCTATTCTCGGTGTCAAGCCCCTCTTCTGACACTCTTCCATAAGGTGCTTCTTGTCACGGATGTAAATCGGCTCCTCCGCTATGTGCTCCCACCACCCCTCAACGTCTAGAATCTGAATACGAGGGATCGATCTGCCATAATCAACTTTTATCGGAGCATAGCCGCACCCTGGACAGCAGTCGTAAATTGTTCCTTTGTGGACCTTACCCTGAGTCAGGATCTCACCGGACCAACCGCATCGCGGGCAATAAGAACCGTACACTCTCCAGCCCATCATTCACCTCCAATCTCTTCCCACAAAGCTGCTCGGCCCCCTCTCAAGTCGGTTTCTGGCTCCTGCATCATCGGGCGCCCTGGAGCCATACTCTGAAGTGTTTGGGCAAGAGTCTGCATCGGTGCCTCCTGCTCTCCCTTGACCAGAGCCAGAGCCTCCGGTCCGAGCCATTCGAATTGCCGCAGCGCCATCTTCCGAAGCAGAACCTGGTCGATCAGCGGGTCACCGTTAAGCGCCTGGAAGATCTGCATTGCCTGCTGATGTCGCAGGGCTCTGCTGGGCGGAATCGAGCTCTCCGGAGAAACAGAAACGAAGTACTCACCCCGAAGTTCCTCACCCGTGTAACTGACCCAGGCTTCGGAGCCGGCTTTAACACCGACAACCTTAATAACCTTCCTATCGGTCCAGTACTTGAATATGAGCTGGTTCCATTTCCGCACGACAAGGGCCAAAGCATCGGCCACAACGTCCCTTCGCTCATCGGTCCGCAGGTTCACTGCCTGTTGGACCGTAAGTACCTCCGTCGCCGTCTTCGTCCGGGGCACGAATTCTCCGGCAATATTGACATTGTACCCCAGCGCCTCCCGCATATCTGCTCGGACAAACTCGAGCTCCTGCCTAAGAGACGGGGGTATTTGGTGCTGAAGTGGTTGAACGGCTACCCCTGGCTCAGAGTCCGTCCAAACGATAGTCGGAATTTCCTCCGCAAGAAGCTTCCCCGCTTCTTCCTGACTCATAGCACCTTTTTGCGCCAGAAATTTGAGCAACGACAATCTGCGATGACGCTGGATTAGCGTGCGGAGATCGTTCATCTCCGCTTGCTGAATGTCGATCACGCGCATATCGGAAATTCCGTATGGGCTTTTCGGGTCCTCGTTGAATACAATGAAGACGAATGGGAGGCCTTCTATCTGTAGATCGTCCTCCTCCGATAAAAGGAGGATACCGTCGCAAATGACGTGTATCATGCGGTTCTTGAAGTCCCTGATTTCCCATAACTCGACGAGCTGATCCTCATCCTCCGCCTCGACCTTGCTCGCTAACTGGGCCCTAGCCTTTCTATAATACTTGATGTCATCGACAATGTCCGCCAACGGCCGGACAACTCTATGCGCTATCCACGGAACGCTGTCTCTCCGTGTCCATCCCTTCGGAAGTACTACATCGCTCGGATGGACACGAAGTGCCCACGGCATGCCGGGCTTAACCTTAACGGTATACTCGACTTTCGTCCCTTTTTTCTCCCCGACCTGCGTTACGGTCTCGTAATCCTCATCGACTGCCTGGACAGGAATAAACCCGAATTCGCTGTCATATCCGATCTTCAAAACCCCGTAGCCGCAGATCAAAGCATCCAATATGGCCAGCTTCATCTCGCTCTTTAGCCCAAGCTCATCGATCAGCCAGTTGTCGACTGCTTCGAGGACGATGGCATGGGCAATGTATTCGCTCCTGCGCGGTGTCACCATCACTCGAGGATTACGGAGGTAAATGCGCGGGAGCATCGTCCTTAGGTAGCTGTAAGCTACGGGAACAGCAACGATTCCCTTTGGGAACTCGCACCGGTACTGTTTAAGCCACTCGTCCCACCGATCCTCATGGGCGAGCTTCCTTCGCCAGGCCAGCGCTTGACGAATACGGTCTTCCCATACAGACGTATCAGGCATTCGGGACCTCCACCCCAAGACTATTCAGCTCTTCGAGCTTGTCTACTATGCCGTTGAAAATATCTCCTCTGTACTGCAGATCCATTGTTGCCCGCCAGGAATTTATCTGCCGGTAGACTCTACGGGCAACCTCCCTAACCGTTGAGCCCCTGGCGGAGCTTTCTCCGACTACCCCGTCAACCCCAGCCATAACGACTTCACCATTGTCCTTAATATCGCTGACATCGGCCGGATGGAAATGCTTCCATCCCTCCTTCGGGACGACAACCGGAACAACGCCCTTCAATTCCTTGACTCCCACCTGGGTAACAGGCCAGGGAGGTAGACTCATTCTAACCGCTCCTCCGAAACTTGCGTTTCGGACCCGGAATTTCTTCAAGGCCCGAACTGAAAACAATTTCAGGTGCTCAACGAAATCTCCGCCGACCATCTCAAGCAACGCCTGAAGAGCCGGGTAACCGAACCGGCAGGTGAACTCAAGACCATAAATTCCGGAGGAATTTACGATGCAGTTTACGTCTATCGGTCCGCAGTATTTGCCCCTCAGCAGGTCTGCCAGAGGCAGAAGGACTTTGCGTACGATAGGGTCTTCCTCTGAGCAAAACCAGACGATGTTTCCCATAGCCCCTGTATTCGGGCCCTTATCTCCCTCCATAAACCTCTTCCGCTCAATCGTGTGATTGAACGGAGGGACGAACTTCTCCCCGTCGAACCAACCCTCCGTGGAAACCTCAACACCATCAACGAATTCCTGCAGAACGCACGGCCCATCCTCCTTTTCAGCCCATCTCGAGACAAACCTTACCAGATCGGAGCTGTCCGGAAGCATTGCAACATACGTGTGCGTCGTAGCCTTGTTCCCGAGCGGCTTGAACACCCACCTGCCGCCATTCCTAGTTACGAATTGGGCAGCATCCCTGTAGCTGCGGAATCCTCTGTATTTCGGCGCGATCCCGAGCTTCTCGAAAAGTTTCATCGCCTTCAGTCTGTTGAGCTCCAATTCGTCCCCAATCTCACCGCCCGTGATAACGGGCTTCCCAAACTCCATGAGCCTGGAACCTATGGAACCCAGACCCACCATATCGAATATGACGATATCGCTGTTCGCTACAGCCCGGTTGAGGTTTCCGCGGCCCTGAACAATCTCGATTCCATCGATCTCGGACAGAACTCCATCCGCCTTCCCAGGGAAGAATTCCACCTCATGCCCGTCTAAGTGCGCCCGCCAAGCCAAGAACGACGCGTCCCCGAACCTAGACCATATAAGTACGCGCATCAGTCGCACCTTCCATGGAAGATCCACGGCGTTGCCGGAGAGCTCCTGCCAAAGATGTCCTCGAATCTGACTTCAAACCTGAAGTCTCCCAGCCCCGGCGCTCTCTCCAGAACCTGGACCTCTTCACTCTTCCTCTTCAGTTTCCCGCCGTAAACGGATCTAAACCCGAATCCGGCCAAACAGAAAGCTATGACGAGGTCATCATGTTCCCCGCTCCCTTCATAACCACCGCTGTCCGTTTCCCGGAATTCCTTTAACTCCGCATACAGCTGCTCATGCCACACACCTCCGATGGAAGACAGGAACGACTGCCCGGCAGAGATCAAAAGGCCCTTCTTACGGCTTGTATACAGCCCGTACTCAAGCGCCTTTATAGTCTTGCCAAACTTGTCCCGGCGCTTGACGAACTCTCGCCACACCCGGTGCGTCGGATAGTCCTCCCTCAAAAGCTGGTCGAGAACCGCAATTCCGATGGAATTACGCTCGCACACAATATAAGCAAGGTTGAACATCCGTCCCAGCCGAGCCAGAAATGTCCCAGTATCGTGAGGACGGATGAAACGATCCCTCCCAACGCCAACTAGCATCGTCTCGCCCTCAGGCGAGACTCCAGCAATGACAATCGCCGTGTAATCGCCTCCGGTACCTCCGGCCGGGTCGCACCCAATAACGTAATCCCACCCATTCCTCGGGTGTCCTGATAGCACCAGGAACTCCTCGAAACCGAAAACCTCGTCCATGAAATCAATGGCCGGGGCAGACACAAGCTTAACATCAGGGAAAACGTTTCTCCCCGAGCTTACGAAGGCCTCCTCCGGAAGCATCGGATATTCCTGTTTAAAAAGCTCTACCTTGCCGTAGAAATCCCCTTCAATCTTGAGGCGCCGCCAGTAGAGCTGATCGCGTGACAAACCAAATTCCCTGGCTAACCTTTCCTCTTCTTCCGTGAGCTCGAAGTCATCCGGTGCCGTTGCCCTGTACTCCTCGAATATATGCCACGGATAGAATAGACCAGTTAAGGCCCTGCCACTCTCAGCTTGCTGCCACAAGCGGTGAAAGTAATTAAATCCGTTCGCAGTACTTTCCCAATAGACCACTCCATCCCTCGGCACCGCCTGTAACAGCCCGGCAACCAGCTCCTCCGCATTCGGCCAGAACGCGACCTCGGAGCAATGGAGCCGATGAATAGTATCCGACCGGCCAAACGCCTTCGATCCAGCCGTCCCAATGTAAATCGTGCTTCGAGTACTCGAAAACTCAACTTCGCTATCAGAGTTACGGACAAACTTCACGGGCTTAACTCCGTGCGCTTTTAGCTTCGCATTGAGTCTCTCCAGTATTGCGCGGAGCCGGCGCATCAGGCGGACGGTGTGGTCCTTGTCGTGTGCCACCATCACACACCGGACGTTATCGAGGGCCAGGCAGGTGCAGATGTTCTCGGCCATGATGTAGCTCGTTACGCCCATTTGCCTGGCCTTCAGAATCACAGTTCGCTTGCGTCTGTCCTTGGCCAGCCTAGCTTGAACAGCGTTCAGCCGAAATGGGACCCATTCGCCATTTTTCGAGACGATCTCAAGGAGACCCTCGATAGCTGCTCTGACATCAGGCTGGAACCTACTTAATCCGCTCATAATAAACTATGAATTCTCCTCCGCCCGCTTCCACGACAACCTTTATCCCGTCAACCGGCACCCCGAACGGAAGCAAAACCCCTCCGGAGCCTTCTCCAGTTGACAGCTGGAGCGGGGCTATCAGATCTCGCAGCCCATCAGCGTCCTGAACCCTAACTGTAATGCCAGTTCCATTCTCCCACGCCGTAATTCCTCTGAAACAAACCTTACTGTCTCCTGGAATCAGAACCGCTGTTGCGGTCCCCTTTACAGTCGAGATCATTACACCCTCCAATGATCCTTTTTATGACTACGAACAAAGTAGTAGGAGTCCTGCCACCGAGCTTGTTGACGTTCTCGAGAACACTCTGCGCCTCCACCGCCACGCAATAAGCCGTTGACAGATAAAACAAACCCCTATGCTTCACCTCCTCGAAAAGCATCAAATCCAGCAGCGCACCGCACGCGATAACCACGAAATACAGGAAGAGCTTCAACAGCCCTGCCTGCATCCGCTTCGAGGAAGTCGTCCCGGCGCGCCGTGCCACCATATAGCCTGTAATCGTGTCCAGCAGGAACATCCCGCAGAAAACCCACAAGACGATGTGTACGGTATGTGCAACGAACGACGTCAGCCCAAAGACCCATGTCAGCGAAACCTTAAACCAATCCGGAACAAGCTCACGCAGGTAATACTCGAACCAGCCAACCAGACCCACGTCAACCTCCCAAGCTCCGCAATCGGTCGTCGATTTCGTCGTGGTCCACAGCGTTGTCCTTGGCACTATCGAGCAGAACAGCGGCCAAGGTAATCAGCCATTCGTGTAAATCGTTCAGATACATAACAACCTGCTCCCTGAACGTGCCGAAGTCATCAGCCCATTTTGGCATGGCCGGGACAGATGGAATGCCAAGGGTGTACTTACTTCTCATTCACAAGCCTCCTTATAACACTGACAACGGTCTCCCCATCCGCCTCCTCCCGGGCCCTGGCCTCGAGTGCCTTCATAAACTGCTTGTAGTTCAGTAATCTCCCGAAAACATCAAGGAACATCCGCTGTGCGTGCATCCGCTCCTTAGGATCAGCCGATAGCAACGAATCCCGCAACGAAATCTCGAAATCCTCAAGCAACCTGGCAAAGACACCAACAACGGATTTTGTCAAATCTGTCCGGTCAAACTGGACAATCTCAGCCACTGCTAACCTCCGGAGTTAAATGTGATCCGGTACGTGAATTCGATGGAGTCTCCCGCGGCAACCGAGATACCAGCAAAAACACTTCTGTCCATCAAAACACCGCCGGTATCGGCATTGAACACCCCGTGCTCCGTTATCGTGTACGCCGCTGAATACGTGATCGTAGCGACGGTCTCGTACACGTTAGGAGCGTACTCAGCCTGAGTACCAGCTACTCTGGACTCTACTGGTAGCTCAAGGTCCGTGTCGGCAGCGCTTTCCGCGGTAGTCCCGGTGCCGGACTGATGGTACTTAAATCCTGTCAAGCTTCCGGTGCCCATCAACGCGTCAACAATTAAGGCTACGAATGCGTCCGTTACGACTCGCGTCGCTATGATACCCAGATCCTCAACCGCTCCGTCACCTCGGAACACCTTAGCACGAAGCTCAGCTTTAGCCGAAAGGACGTTCTCGTCCATCGGAACAGCTGGTTTCTTATGCATTCTACCCCTCCATGGTTTTGATATTACCTTAATTTCACGTTTCTTTCTCTTCACGGCACAACCCCTTTCTGACGTGACCCGATCATCTTATCTTCCCCTTTAAGCTCCTCTTGATCGTTTATCTGCACGCCATACGGCCTTACACTGCCCGTTAGGACTTTCTTCGTGAGTACAGACAGACTACCTGAGCTGGTTACGTCTCCGGAAACACTCCTTCTCCGGTCTGTCCGGAACAGCAAATCTCCAGAAGGCCCGACGGCGCCGGAAGGCGAGACCGTTGTGCCCTGGTAAGTCTCGACACTTCCCGTAGACGTTACCGAACCAGAGACACCCTTCACAATAGCCTTTATAATATCGCCAGCCAGCGTCAAATCCCCTTGCAGAGATTTCTTCGGCAGGCTCAAAGCAGACCCTTCGAGACTAACGGATCCACTAAGGGTTTCTCTGTACGTTATAGCTGTACCCAAAGATCCGAACAGGGAAACGGAACCACTAACTTCCTGCTGGTAAGTAGGCCCCGCCCCCAGATCCACCATGAACCAGGGAAAAGGTGTGAGAAAAAAGGAATATGGCTCATAGTGAAGGCGTTCTATTTCGGAATCTGTAAGAGCACGCTCAAAAAGATAAAAAAGGTATATAAAACCACGGTAATAACGAGTGGTCGAAACCTGCGGTTGCCCGCCTAAAGAATTATAGCTTGTAGTGCTATTAGGAGTCGGGTATGAACCGCTGTTTTTATTTACATTGGTGTATATGGTATATAACCCGTTTTTATTTGTAACAGAGCACGAAAATAGTCTATTCGTGCTAAGATAGTCACCATATAATGAGTACTTTGTCCCCGTGTAAATCCAAAGAACTAATCTACCATAATATACTAATAGTGAGTAATCTCTCTCTGCTCTCGGATGCCAGATAAATGCTTGATCGTCACCTCCTAGCCAATTACAAACGAAGAAGACAGACCATTCTCCGTCCGGATCTATTACGCGTTTTGATGGAGTGTACCTGGAATACGATTCTCCATCGAAATACAACCCATTGTAAAGGAGCGATGCATTTGCCTCAAGAATATTTACACCAGATGCATTCGAGAATTGTCTGTTACCTAAAGACTCATTGAACAAGAACGCATCACACAGCCCATCCGTAATTGGATCGCTCCAATCAATCTGGGCACCGAAGGGAGGTTTTTGTCTAGGGTTTCGCCACTTACGCCAGATTCTCATCATTGCCAGATGTAGGTCTTTAGTTTAGCCGCACTTACCGTGGCGGCATAAGAAGCGTCATTATTCTTGGCCCGCAGCTCGTAAGCACCAGCCTCAAGTGGGAAACACAGATCTTTACTTGCACCTCCTCCTTCAACTTCGAGTGTAAGGTACCTATTATCAGCCACTACCACATCAACCACCTTCACAAGGTAGACTTCAAGCCCCTCCGTGGAGGCAGCGTCGGTTGAGGTACTCACGACCAAATCCGCGCAAACGGCGTTATCAACCGTAATATCTGCTAGCTTGACATCAGCACCAGCAGCGACACTCGTCGTTGCTAAACTAATATCTGTCGGCGTCTGGGCGACCAAGCCTGCCATTATACACCTCCAAATACATCAGCTACTAATGCTTTTACATCTGTCTCAAGGTTCGACTTTAATATACCGATTATCTCTTCCGGATCCAGGGTACCAAACATTGCGTTCAGAACGGATACGTTATCCCTTGCCTGTACGAGGTATCTTTCAACTTCTCTCAGGATCTTTGCCTTCAGGTTGCTAAGAGCATCGGTGTCCATGATGTTCTGCCGAACAGTTATCACCTTCTTATCAAGAACCTTCGGAAGACCATCGGAATCAAGCTGATCTAGATCCACGAGCTGGAACTGTATATTTAAGGTAACCGTTTTACCGGACAGCGAATAACTTAAGGTGGTACAAATTAAATCAATATTCATTGCTCCCTCCCAGACCTATAACGGTCAAGAATAGCAAAGACTCTCTTTACGGCTCCGTCCAGTTTGTCTGCAACCGAGCTGCAGCAAGCTCCTTTTCTAAGCATCCTCGCGCACAATGCAACCTCAAGCATGGAATTCCTCACGACATGGTTAATCTCCAACAACACCTTCTGCAACCTTTCTTGCTCCGACAACCTTCAATACCTCCCTAAAAAGGACTGGACTGAACCTCCAGGCCTCGAGCCCTTTCGGAAGAACCCCAGCATCCTGAAGCACCTGTACACACCCCTCCGAACAGAAAAAGCTGCCCGGATCATCCCCGCACTTAAACACGAACCCGACGACACCACTTAAATCCCACGGAACCTTCTTCCCTGCAAGCCTCCTAAACCCCTCATCGATCCTCCGGGCCATCTCATCCGTTACATCAACTTCCCACTCTTCCCACGGCGTACCCGGCGTATGGTTACTAAAGTCCGACACGCCCCACCTCACGCCATCGTGAAACTTCCACGCCTCAATCAACTCTGAATCCCCGGCTTTATACGCAACATGGGAAATACTTGACCTCGTCCAGAATCGGATGAGCCTGGACAAAAGGCTGATACCCTTGAAGAAAACAAAACGCACGCTAGACATCAACCGTCTCTATCGGAACATGGTTGCTGTAAAACTTATACTCCCGGCGCACAAAGTCCATCATCTTTCCTCTAACCCTTATTCGAGCGTACGCCTTGAAATTTTTCCCAGGATCAGCCTTCGCCAGCGCTTCCGCTAAACCGAGCAAGCCCTCGAGAAACATCTCGTCGGCAAACAACGGATACCTCCGGAGCAAATCACCACCAGCCTTCCGGACAAAGGCAAACGGATCAAGCCCTTCCGGAAGTTTCATTCTCCATAACTACCTTTGCAGCCCTAATCACACCGTCAACCAACCCCACCCAAGCTTTCCGCTCCTCAGCAGAAAGCCAGTCATCGAGATCGAAAGTCACCTTCTCCGCTGCCATCGCCAAAACGGCATCAAGTACAGCCATCATAGCAGCTTTCACGTGATACGGTTTCCCCTCTAACATCCGTTGAAATGCCTTCTCCACTAACTCATGCACCTGACTCTCAAGAGTCACCTCATCAGACTGGAGCGCTTTTTTCACCTCTTCCATAGCCTCAATAAGGTCATCCGCGTATTCCGCTTTGCCATGGAGTAGCAGAATAACCGATGCCTCTATCAACTTACTAACAACCGCAGCATTCGCCACAACGGCCTTCCTGGTACCCTTGAACACTTTTCCCATAACACATACCTCCTTTATTCCTTATTCGTTAAAACCTTCCTAACAAAATCCAACGCCATATCCGAAATCCTCAGTTCCTCGAACTCGAGACCGGACTCCGTTTTCCAGAAATTCCAGAGCTCAGGGCTGTCATGATAATAATCGCTTCCATAAACGACCCGTTTTATACCGGCAGAAGCAATCGACTTAATACAATCCGGGCAAGGTTTCAACGTGCAGTAAATGGTCGCCCCTCCGAGCGGTATCCCCAGCTTAGCAGCTTGTAGAATAGCGTTGGCCTCGGCATGAACGGCCCGACAGTACCTGGCATCACCCTTCACCGTTTTCAGGCACTCCGGTTCAACCGGCCAATCAAACGGACAAACACCGAGATCGATGCACTCTTTCGTTGGGCACTTCTCCCAGCATCTGACATTGTCATCGCAATGCCACCTCCCAGGCAGCTGGCCATTGTACCCAGTAGCAAGTACCCTCCTATCCTTGACAATAACGGCTCCTACCTGCCTTCTAAGGCAAGTAGAACGCAATGACACTAGCTTAGCAAGTAGCATGAAATATTCGTTCCAAGGAATCCTCATAAGACCTCCTTCAACACCTCCTCAACAACCTGGGCGAACTCCCTAATCTCCCACTGCGCCTTCGGGTGCTTCCTCTTAGCCACAAAATCCTCCCAAACGAACCTCGGCCCGGAGGCCATGATAGTCGTTGCAACCCCAGCTGGAGTCACGAACCTGGCATCTTCCTTGGGGACATGGGCCTCAACAAGCACCCTATACACTGACAAAACTCTGTCACACGCGTCTCTCGCAACACGAGAAGTGCGTGCGCTCCTTCCGACACTTGGCGGTATAACAACATCGTCCACTTTCGTGTACCTATGGCTTCTTTGACTGAAATTCAGCCATGTATGCCGCACTAGCTGATGGGAAAAGATCCGGCTATAGCCGTGAGCTACGAATGAAAACCACTGCCACGGCTCTTCCCTAAGGAAGAGACAAAGAACACCCGATTCGGAGACCATATCTCCGGAATCAACAGGCTTCAATACTCGGCCATCTTTACCAATCCACCAAGCCTCTAAACTCGAATTCGTGCTCGTACAAGCGCGCCTGAGCACGATTTCGAAATCCTCTCCTTCCCAATTGAAAGCCTCAGCTACGTGACGGAAGTTAGCGCAGTAGTAGAGGCACCAATCATCATAAAATCCCCATAACTTATACAACATACGACCGTCAAAAGGAGGAACAAAAGGCTCATCCTCGTAACACCACCAAAACATCACCGGACTGTGCGCAAATACCGAAAAATGCCCGGCCTTATACAGTCGGTTAAGAAACGCCACCCGTTCCTCGGGGTCCACCACCCGCTTGTCGTTAAAAAGTAAATTAGCGGGATGGTCGTTACTGTAGCAGATCCTGGCTCCAAGGGCTGATAAAATCAGCCCATCATGAATGGGAAGACTACCGGCATTCTCCACAAACCAGGCATAACGATCCCTTGCCTGTTCCTGGTACTCTAAGAGAGTAACGAGCATCTAAATCTCCTTAACCGTCAAACTTGATCCCACACCCCTGGCACTTTTCTACGCCTTTCGGCGTGACACACCAACATCTCGGGCAAAACCACAAAGGCTCCACCGCCCCTACAGCACGTCGCGCCCTCCACCGCCTTATCGCCCTCGAGAGCGCTGGTCTCGAAACACCGAGCTCCTTCGCTATATCCGTAATCGTCGCTCCTTCAGCGAGCCTCCGGGCGACTCGCTCCATCACCTCGTCCGTGTACCTCACACTCCTTCACCTCCTCGTACGTTGTAAACCTGTAACCGCATCTCCGGCATTCTCTTCTCCGCCAGTTCCTGTTCGTCCTCTTCTGGTGCCTCTTATCCGTTACTCTGGTATCTCCCCCGCACTTCGGGCATATCACGGACGCACCTCCTCATCCATTCTTTCACGCTATCCACAACCTTACCAATCGTCTCCCTCCTACTCACAAACACCGCATCGCACATCTCGGCGACGGTCTGGGCCGTTATATCGGATTCATGGGCACCTCTAAAGGCGTCCCCGGACACAATCCCAACCGTATAACCTCGCCACACCCTGGACACCAACTCGAACTCGTTTATGAACCTCCCATCATCTATAACGACAATATCCACGTCCGAATCCAGATGCTTTACCAGCCGGGAATCCATCAGCCTAACCCAGAACGCCGGATCCCTCTGCCTGACCACGTCCGTTCCGAAAAACTGCATAAGCCACCTGTACGCGCTGCTAGCCGTGGTAACACCGGCTTGCAGCAGCTTCGCCAGGTCCCGATTCGACAATCCCGGAAGGCCATTTTTCAAGAGAAAAGAATCAAGCACGTTAATCTCGAGATCACGCGCGAAATCGAACTTATCCCCGCTCTTTTTGAGCCCCTCATCTCCCTTGCTGCCCGGAACCCTCATCGCCCTTTTCACAACGTCCTTCAGCGGAGCAGCAAAACTCTCAACAACGGCCCTGCACCCGCTATCAGACAATTCCTCGAGGAACTCTCTCGCCGCTGTGCTCTTCCCAACCCTCGACGGACCGAAAATCCCGATTAAGCGCATTCCAACCTCCGAGCGTTTTATACAAAACGTAACATATCGTTCAAGGCTTGTCAACCTTATTGATTTATGTTTTATTATATGGTATGCGGGGGGCGCCTGGTCCAATAAATTGGACAGTAATTAGCGCACCAGCAGACGGACCAACGCGCAGTGCGCGCTGTTCCCCATTCCGGCTTTCTGCTCAGCTGCGCTGGCTCAAGCTCTGCTTAATTATCCAGAGGATTTCCATGTCGACAGAGCGGAAGTCCTCTTCTGCTTTCTGTTGGAGGGATTTGAGGAGCTAGGGGCAGCGCTCGAAATTTACCGTGATGGTAAGTTTCACCGGCAGTCGTTTTTCCTTTTTCAGCCGGTCGTAGCACGTGCCACAGAGCCCGTAGCCCTTGATAAACATCTCCCGCCCGCATTCTTTGCAAACGCCTCTCTTGCTAGGCATTTCTTGCTTGACCTCCTGTTCTTCTGCTGCCCGTGTTGCCTCTGCGTCCTTGTTATTGCTTTTCATTTGCTCGAATTCGCAATCGAAGCAAACACCTGTTTCCATGCCCAAATAACGCTTTCTACCACACACAGGGCAGATCCCAACCGGCACTGTTTCGCTCCTAGTCTGTCGAGACGATTATAGTCTTTTCCTTTTGGCTGTCGTTTGCCTTATCTCTCATTACGATTTCGAGGAGTTTGAGGCCACGCTTGAGGTACCTTTTTATCTTCTCCTCAAGGGCAGGAACGTTTCTCCTCGAACGTAGGATAAAACTGACACTATATTCGTCGGAGCCATCTGCATCAGCTTCGAAACATCCGAATATCTCCATTACATCCATGCCGCCGCAAGCTCGGCTATCTTCTCAGCGCCAGGCACAGAGAGCCGATATATGTCATCGGTTACATTATAGAACATCTGGGACATTTCGTCAAGGGGAAACACGCGGTGGGGAGGTGTGTGAGTGGAGAGGGGGTCCCACTCGAGACGGGCGGCGGCTTTCGGGGTTAAAGCCGTGCGCGAGCTCGCGCCAAAACGCCCCTGAGCCCATACCAATTCCGCTACGCACGGAAACTATTCCGACAAGTTCTGAGCCAGTTTCTCCCACCTGGTCCTCTGTTGAACACCGCAACGTTTCCGAACCGTTTCTGTCCGTACATAGAAACTAACCGCAAACGAGACGGTCAATGCCCGCGCCAAAGATCCCTATATATAACGATGCGCAAACGGTGCGCATTATGTGAGCTGGAAACCAGCTCACATTACCGATCAACCGCACAAACAGTATGCATAGCATTATGCTTAGATTTTCTCCTTTTGTACGCAGCCGCTGAAGATATTTCCGTGAGGATCTGCGCTACCCGTTTTCCATCTATTTCCGCCAGTAATCAACTGTTATCTGCGATGCCACCCGGTACCTTATATTTCTAACAATCGTACAGTTTCTGTTTCT